GATTGTAAACGGTAGTTACAAAACCATCACCAACACCTACAAAAGTAAGCAAAGATGATGCATCTAAAATATTATCCACAAAGCCTATGTTTTGTTCTGCATTGTCAGAACTTCGTCTAACACGAATTGAATTTCCCGAATAATCCGACTTCATCTTTTGAAGCGAAAAAGCAGCGTAAGCGGGGTAGTCGTCTAATATATAAACGTAAGGTGCCGCACCTCCGCTTAGGTTTGCGGGGAGTCCTCCTATGGTATTGCTATTTGATATGCCTATCACCAGAGAGCGACTATGTTCGTTGCTGTAGTCCCAGTGGCGAACACCTGCGTAACCTGAACAGGCATAAAGCTTCCTGCTGGTACTCCAGTGAACACAACGTCATTTCCAGACGCTGTCTTTACCTTCACATCACCAGTAACGCCTATGTAAAGAACACACCCGCTTGTAGGGGCGTTATACATCACATAAGCGTCAGTCGCGCCTCCAGCACTTGAAGGGGACAGGGCAAGGTTAAGGTCGTCCGTAATAGTGGTTACATTGTAAGCTATAGACGCTGTAGTGTCGTACACAATCGCATCGCCACTTATCCCACTGCTTAGAAATGTTGTTCCTACGTCTGTTAGTGTTCCCGCTACGCTGAAGTCAGCAGTTCCCGTTAGGGCCTGAACAGATGGGTCAGGGATTGATATAGTGTCTGACGGGATTACCGCTAAAGCCTGACCAGCTTGTAATTTTGTGTACGCCATTTTCTTTGCTTTGCCTGCAAAGATAATGCTTTAGTTTTTATCGTATGGGAAGGCTCTGTTTAAGGCGTCTTTTCTAGCTTTGCACCCACAAGGCACACCTGTTGCACTAGATACCTTTTCAACGACTTTTTTAATGCCTGTCTTTTCAGTGAACCTCTCGATTGAGTCACCAAGCCCATTGGGCTTTGATTTTTTTACGATTCTATTCATGGTCTTTTAGTTGAGCCACCCTTACCTGCCCACAAATGCTTGCATGCCCAGTAGCGTGGTGTTAGCTTATCTTTTGCTGTACTGCTCTTGTCGGCCATCTTACGTTGCCTTTGCCTGTATGACAACCCACTCAGTCCCGTCTGACCACACAGCGCACCCGTTGTATGGCTTGTTTATCTCATAAAAAGACACCCCGTCAATTGTCTCACCGACAGGGGCTGTTATATGAACCTTATCCGCAGCGGTTATTGTTGAGTTATTTACAAAACGAATTATCCTGTACGGCATTGCTGTAGCTGACGGAAGTGTAAGGACATACGTGCCTACTCCCCCAGTCCAGTCAATGTCAACGATATTATTGTGCTCTGTATATGTCGAGCTACCGCCTGCTGCTGCTGTTAGAAAGAAAGGCACTAGCCTTGTTGAGTGGTCGTTCTCTATGAGTATGTCAATAGCCGATGCAAGCTGCTCGATGGTGTACGCATCACGCAAAGCGTTTGCAGTAGCCGACCCCTTGTTGACCGTATCTACGGATGAGTCTACACCATGAAACTTTGTACCTGCTGGTATGCTCATCTTTATTACCTGAATGTTTTTCTTACAGCTTTCTTTAGACCTCTAATTCCCTGTTTTTTAGTTACTCCTTCTTTAGCCGCAGGAGTTGCTTCCCACTTTGCCGCTGGCATTTCCTTTACCTGCTTCACGTTCTTACGTAATGTTTCTTTTTGCAACTTTTTATAAGCCCTGTCATTTTTTCTTGCTGCTTTCTTAGCAGGGTCAGTAGCTTTGGGGGATGTGGCTAATGGCTGTGAATCTCTATACTTCATCTTCTTGTACCTTTGAGTTAATATAATCACAAAGTTAATCAAAAATGAAAGAAGACTATTTGAAGTACTGGCGTGTCGTTCGGTACTGGGCTAAGATTAAATACGGGCTAAGCTACCCAGACCTTGAGATGATACTCTTCCTCTACTCAGAGGATAAGTTCTGCAAAGACGACTTTAGTGAGTTCAACGAGCTGTTCTCATGGAAACGTAACAGGTTTGAAGACCTACGACAGAGGGGCCACATCATCAAGTGGCGCACACAGCAGGGTGGACAGAAGGCCCTATACTGCCTATCCCACCAAACTAGGGGTATCGTCAAAAGCATATACCGAAAGCTCAGTGGGGAAGAGGCGTATGGAGAGGCACGAACAAAGGAGTTCAGAAAGAATGCCGACCTAAGATACACCGACAAGGTGTATCGAAATTATATCAAGAAGCTCAATCAAGAACAACGACAACGTCCCGCTCAAGAATAATCGTATATGGATTATCACTTATGAGCATGCTGTGTCCTGCGCTCTTGTCGTAGTATATCAGGTCGCCATCGTTGATCACCTCAACATTTGAGCCGACCCTGACAACATTCGCCTTGGCGTATCTGAAATTCTTTGCGTCCTCCTGAGAGAGGATAAGACCTGACTCGGTCTTTAGCTCCTCCTCAATCTTCTGGACTACTATGTACTTGTTAATTGGCTGGAACATTTTAATCTTCGTCTCCGTTATACCTAACTTTTGAAAACTCCTCTACAAATGAGTCAACGTCTAATTTCCTATCTACAACCACTCCGTCTACCTCTTTTTCGTATATCTGCAAATTAGGCACGAAAGTAATAGCCTCAGCCACATTATCTCCCTGCTGTGTCGATACCTGAACGAAACATCCATATCCATCTACCTCAAGGGCTTTTGTTGACTTCATCCAAGTTTCTCTCTTTGATGATGCTTTGGATATCAACTTCCATTTATTGCCCTCGCCCCACACCTCCAAGTCGCTCACTTGGTCTTTTGCCTGATTTTCAGTCGTGTTATTTAGTGTCTTTTTCATTCTACTTCTCTTTTGATTCATAACTTCTAGCTAAAGTAACAATTGCATTTGTACTAAGTATCGTCCCCGCGACAGAAATCGCATTTATGACCGCCTCCTTGGCAACCTTCGCTGGGTCAATCACGCCCATCTTCAGCATGTCACCAACCTCGCCTGTCTTTACGTTCATGCCGACACCGTTCTTGGTCTCCGTCAGGTTGGAGTAGTACTTGTTATCGCTAAGCCCTGCGTTCACCATTATCTGACGCATAGGCGTTAGCATAGCCTCCTTCATGGCGTTCTGCGCTATCGACCCGTCCTCCATCTCAGTGGCAAGGCCCGCAAGCGTCACGCCTCCTCCAGCAACAATGCCATCGGCAAGCGCTGCCCTTACAGCACACACCGCATCGTCAACCCTGTCGAAGCGCTCCTTCTGCTCCATGTCAGTCGTACCGCCAACGTGTATCACGCCAATCCCTCCTGAGAGAGAAGCAATACGCTCAAGTATGAAGTCACGGTCGTTCTTTATCTCGGTCTCCTTGTGCTGACCCCACAGCTCAGCGATACGCCCGTCAATAGCAGCAGTGTCAACGCCATCAGCCTTCATGATAATGGTCGAGTCCTTTGACGACACAATACGTGAGGCGTGCCCTAGGTCGTCCATCGTCACAATGCTCAGGTCGTCACCAGTCTTCTCACAGAAGTAGGTCGCCCCAACGCTAAGGGCAATGTCGTTCATCAGCTCGTGCTGCCTGTACCCAAATGACGGTGGGGCAACAACACAAAGCTTAAGGCCGTTCTTCACGACATTCGCAGACAACGTGTTCAGCACGTTCTCGCTGCATGGCGCTATGATCATCAGCCTCTTCTGCTGCTGGATGATTGGCTTAAGTATAGTCTCAAGCGTTAGTATGTTCGACACCTCAGCGTCAGCCACAAGCACATGCACGTCCTCAAAAATACACTCATCCCTGCGGTGGTCGTTTATGAACATAGGGGTCGAGTAGCCCCTGTCTATCTTGATGCCGTGTATGACCTCGCTCCACGTCTGCGTGCTCTGAGACCTGCCAACTGTTACGACACCATCCTTACCCCCAACGCCAACATACGTGTCGGCTATTATCTTACCCAGAACCCCGTCATTGTTAGACGAGATAGTTGCAACGTCTAAAAGACGCTTGTTGCTCATCTTCTTTGACAGGCTGCTGATGGCCTTTATAACGCCCTCTCCGAGCCTATTAAGCTCCCTGATAACGTCAACCATAGGCACGGGGTCTGAGGACGCCTCAACCTGCCTAACAACGGACATGATAATAGCCTCCGTTAAGACGATAGCCGTGGTAGTCCCATCACCAGCGTTGGTCGCTGTCTTCTCAGCGGCCTGCTTCATTATCCTTACAGCCAGATTCTCTATCGGGTCTACAAGGTCAATCGACTTGGCTACCGTGACACCATCCTTGGTGACGGTCATCCCTGACGTGTGGTTCTGCGACTCTATAAGTACGGTGTTCCCGCTGGGGCCTAGAGTTGACTTAACGGCCTCTGATAGTTTTCTGATGCCATCTATTAAACGATGACGTCCCTCGTCCCCAAAGGAAAGTTGTTTTGGTGTGTAGTCCATTTGATTAATTTTTTGCTAATGTATTAAATTTTTTTTGTATTATACGCACACACGCACGCATCGCGCGATTTCTCTCTCTCTCTCTCTTATACTCTTTTTTATTTTTTTTCCGTATACGAGGGGTTAAAAACGACATTTCGTCATAGAACTCTGTAAGTGACTGATATACAAGCATTTACAGCATGACAAACTTTTTTACTACCGTCATTTTTGTGTCGATTATCGGGAATATTTCGTTTTCTTCATCATATCCCCCATCATCTTCTCTCTCGATTCACCCAGTTGAACGCCTGCTGCGATGGTCTCGACCTTCTCTGCACGCCTCTTTTCCTTTCTTAGATCTGCCAGTTTCTGTAATCCTGTGTTGTAATAGTTGCTCTCCATGACTTATTTTTTTAGTTAGACTGTAAAGATAATCAAACGCGAGCAGTGTTTGGGTTATATATAGCATACACGCAACAAGCCCTTATTAGGAAGTCATTATTATTTCGATAGGGGGGGTTCTAAAAAAGGTCGATGCTTCCAAATGTTTTGGCGTTTTCTAAGTGGGTGAAGAGCGCTAGAGTAGATACCAACTACATTAGCACTACCATACCTCCTATGGTATCACACACCATACCTCCTATGGTATCACACACCATTGCGCTATGGTATCACACACCATTGCGCTCTGGTCGAGCATTGCCAATGTGCACACTACCTCCTACTTAACATAATACCGATTATAGGCGGCTGTTTGTGCTCAGTATACTAAGAACTACGTTGAGCGCGTAAGATTCTACTCCGTAACGCATTACGATGTGGCGCGATCTGGTAAGCATTTGGTCTCCTTTTGGCGCGACATGAAACGATTAGCTAGTTGGTCTCAATTACTGCAATGGCCAAGACCTAACGACCCAAACTATATACACAAGGTAAGACCTTCCTTTTAATACCTCCGACTCTTATGCATTCCCTAAACAAATTTGGGCAAAATCAGCACGAATACGACCTAACTGTCTGGAGATGAGCGA